GATAAAGCCGTTGGAATAACATAGTCGTTAAAAGTATTTGCAGAAGTTGAACCCCCAAGGAAGCCTTCAACGTGCCCGTAAAGATAGTTGTTTTCTATGCTGACGTAAGCACACGAATACAATGAAGTTAAAAAGAAACCTGCAACAAACACGCCAGAGTAACTGCTTGTAATTCTGTTTCCAAAGCATCCGGAGCCAACTGTGTAGTACATGGTAATACCGGCACAATTAGGATTGACGATTGTTACGTTGCGAACTATTGCGTTTTGTCTTTGAGTAAGACCATATCCATTTACTTCAATAAAGGAAACTGGACGCCCTGTGGCATAAGTCGCCGCCGTTGCAGCAGTTGTGTTGGCTGCAAGGTAGTAACCCGCTGGCGAGTCCGGTGTAGGGTTTGCAACATCAATCGGGTAAGTGCCGTCCCCTGTAATTGTTCCACCCTGAAAAGTAATTCCAACGCCGGTAATCTGAAACACCATTTTTGTGTTTACAGTCGGCAAAATATTTACGCCAGCAGCAAGCGTAAAAGTAAGCCCTGTTGTAGACAGAACGATTGGAGTTGTATTGTCTAAACTGTAATTGCCAGGAATGCGAACTTCAACAGTTGAAGCGCCTGATGCTAATGCCGCCACCAACGCTGCGTAATTATCAGCGGCTGTTGCAGTTGAGGAAAACCCAAAGTCATTGGCGTTAACAATGCCGCCAGCAATCATTGAGTATGTTACTTTAGTAAGTGACATTTTTATTCCTTAAACACGGTACGTAATTGAACCTGCCCAAATATTTCCAGTTGCAATAGGTGAATTCCCATCATATTTAGCAACAGTGAAACTTGAGGTTCCGCTTGGGTAGATAAGACCAGATACTAAGTTTGAAGTCTCCGCAATGCTTCCAGCAGTTGATCCAGCAGTTGAGCTAAATGGTTGGCCAGAAATAACAATTACACCAACAGCAGTTCCAGCGGCAACAATGGTAAATGTAAAGTCTAATGTGACCAACCTTCCAACTTTTGTATATGTACCAGAGGTAGTAACAGACCCAAAAGCCCCTGCATATACTCCTAATGTTGGCGTCCAAGTGCCTTCCTCATAGTCAGCCAGCAACTCGCTTGTGCCTGTGCCCGGAGTGGCAGAAAAGTCGATGCCTTTGCCCGAGGTGCCGATGACGAGGTTGCCAGTCGATAAAGTCACATCACCAGGCAAGGTGATGGGCGTTTGGATTTGGCTGGCGTTGATTGAGTTGGTAACTGTCTTCAGCATTTCGGTCTCCTTAAACCAAGAATTCGATCACCGCATTAAATGGCGGAGCTTCTGAGAATGTAACGTCGCCTGCGGCCAACGTGTATGTGTTTTGATTCTGATAGACGCCATTGATGAAAATCAGGCTTGGTACAAATGGAACAGAAAAAACTGTCTCCACGCCGTCTCCTGTTTCATTGACGTACAAGTTGCCAGCAGAGCCTGGAAATGCGTTTCCATTGAGCGAGGTATAGACCAGGCTGCCTTTGCTGTCCAGCACCTGAATGCTGTAGTCGCTGCCCACGTAGAAGCGCGAGGGGCTGCCCTGGTACACCGGGTAGCCGTTGAGCGTGCGGATGGGCAATGCTGCTGGAATGGTCAGAGCCGAATCCCAGAACACCAAGATGGGGTTGACCTGGGGGTTCAGGTTGACCGTGCCGACCCAGATGTAACCATTCTCCAATGGCAGGCCGTCAGTGCCAGCAAATGCTGGGTATGGCGGTTTGATCGAGAGTGCGGACATTTACTGGTTCTCCTGGATGGTGGATTGTCGCTCAAGGCTGCACGGGTGGCAATGCGTTGAGGGCTTCATGGGTTGGCCTTGCGTTTGAGGATCTCTTCCATCGCTTTGATGGCGTTTTCCTTGTTGACGCCTCGCAGGTTTTGCGCTTTCTCGGCCACCAGCTCCATGGCTCGTTGAGCAGCGTTGCCCCTGGCAATTTCCACTCCAGTTTCCAAAGCCTGGGACATCTGGCCCTTGAGGGAGGTATCGGCAGCAGCGCCGAACATGCGGTCTAACTCGTTGACGAAAATCAACTGGTTCACGATGTCGTCGTCCAACTTCATGCCGTACTTGCTGGCCACTTGGTTGGCCTGGTCCAGTGAGTCGATCAGGTTGGCGCGTGTGCCGTAGTTGCTGGTGAGCTTGCGCATGGCCGTGCCGAGGGCTTTGTTTGCGTTTGGTGATTCAAAGTCGATCTGCGTGCCTGCTGCCCGTTGCAAGTCATCGAGCGCCGTGATGGTGTCGGCATACTTTTCGTTGGCTGCCTTGTAGACCGGGAACTTCTCGCCGAGCGATTGGTTCAGGTTACGGCGTAGATTCTTGAGGGCGCGTTCGGCCTGCGAGGTCAGTGGGTTGGCCAAGTTTTTCTTGCCGTAGTTGACCTGGGTGTCAATGAAGCGCTTGGCTGTGTGTACCCCGTAGGCGTCTGGGGCTTTGGCTGTGCTGAGACGCTCCAGCACAGTGTTCAGGATGCGTTGCGCTGCTTTGTCACCTTGGATGTCTGAGCCTTGCAAGATCGCCTTGGCCACGCCGTTTTGATCCAGCTCGACTTTGACGCCGAGTGCGCCCAGCTCATCCAAGAATGAATTGATCGCCGGATCGTATTCGACGGACTGGCCGCGCAGCCTGGTGTTGGCGATGCGGTCGATGGCTTTGCCTGCTTGCTGGTTGGCGTTGGCCAAGAAGTCCACGCGAGATTGCACGGTGTCGCCAAGGATGTCTGCTGGCCTGTTCATGGCCCTGAATGATTCGCGCTTCTCGCCCATCTTGAAGATGTTGAGCATCTTGGTCATGGCAGTGCGATCTTTGTCATTGGCTGCCTTGATGCTGGCCACTGCGCCGTCCTTCCAGCCTTGCTTGATGGCTGATGCAGCCTCATTGTCTGGTACGACCTGAGAGCCTGAAAGACGGACGTTCACCAGATCAATGGAATCTGGTGTCTGCGCGAGCTGACTCTTGATGATGCGCTGATTCTCTGGTGCGATCTTCTCGCCCACTGTGGCCTTGATGCTTTGCACCGACTCTTTGAATGTTGGCTCGATCTGTTCGCGGATGCCTGCTCCGCTGGGAGCGACTGCCCTGGCTGTTGCCTGGGTTGCTGATCTGACGATCTGGGGAACGGCAGGTAAAAGACCGCCGCCAACTGATGCGGCAATCTGACCGAGGGGGCCAGCGCCGGATTCTTTGGCGATTTGGCCTGCTGCGCCTGCTGATGCACCGCTTGCCACTTGAAGGCCTGGGGCTGCTGCCATGAGGCGGCCTACGCCTTGCGTGACGGGGCCAGCAGCGGCCTGTAATGTCTGGCCAAGGGCTACGCTGCCACCAGCTGTGCCAGCGCCTGCTGCGGTGGTCTGGACGATGCGCTCGGCTGCTGTTCTGGGCTCGGCCACGCCGACACGGGTGAGCAGGTCTTGCAGCGCATCGGTGGGCAGCGTGTAGGTGGTGCCAAACATGCTGTTGATCGAGCCTACGATGGGGTCTGCGACCAGTCCTGCAAGGGTAGCCGCACCAGCACCTGCGACAGCGCCAGGGATAGCGCCAATGCCTGCGAATGGAGCGCCCATGGCCGCGCCAAGGGCTGCGCCTGCGGCTGGAAGTGCCAAGCCTCTGGTGGCCGCACCTGCAAGGCCTGTGGCCGTGGTTTCTGGTGCTGGCCCCTGCGAGGCAAGCCACTGCTCTGGCGACATGGGAGTGACTCCAGGTGTCGCTGGCATTGAGCGCGATTGTGGTGCTGGCGCAGCTGATTCTTCCGCCGTGGGAAACCTCACATCAACAGCGACGTTTCTGCCTTCGCCCGTTTGGACGTTGAAGGTCTGCGGAGGTTGCTGCTTCAGCCATTCTTCAGGACTCATTGGATCACCCCGTTGGCTTTGAGATAGTCGCTCCATTGTGCATCAGTAAAACCTGCTGGCCTTGGGTAAGTTACCCCGCCTACAGTCGCTCTGGTTGGCAATGGTGGTGGTGGTGCTTGTTCAGCGCCAAACACGTTCTCTGGGTTGAGCTTGTAGTTCTTGACCACGATGCCCAAGTCCTTCTTTTCCTGATTGGCTTTTGTCTGAGCTGAGTCCAAGTATTTTTTGGAAAGAGCAACATATTCAGCGCGTTGAGCAGGTCCAAGAAGTTCGCCGTTTTTGGCTTTCTGTAATCTATTTTCCAGCTGTGTAAACAATCCGGCTGTATCGCGTGCGGTGGCAAATTCTGTCTCGCGCACCACTGATCCTGGATCAAGCATCTTCATGAAGCTGGTTATTAAGGCAATGTCTCCAGGGCCGTTACCTGTGTCTGCCGATGCCTTGATGTTGTTGAACGTGCCTTGCAGTTCGCTGTAGACCTTGCTGCGGCCTTGCCACTCTTTACGGATCTTTTCTTCCTGGGCAAATGTTTTCTCTGGATCGCGCCCACCAGTCGCCTTGAGTGCTGCAAGTTCCAGAGCTGCTTTTTGCGTTTCTACGCCAAGTTTTCGTGTGGTGGCCAAAGCCTGGTTTGTCTGGGCTGTGGTCAAGCCAAGATCGGCAGCACGCTTTTTGATCGCATCTTTCGCTGCTTGTTCTGCATATCTTGCCTCGACTCCCTTGGCATTTGCCTCTGCTTCTTTCAACAAGCGTTCAGCTCTGGCTTTGGCGATGTCGTCTTCTGCTGTCAGCACTGCATTGGCCGCATTTTGAACAGCCAGATCTGCTTTGGCTTTTGCTTCCATCAATCCACTTGGGGCCAGCTCTGCGGTTCTACGCTCTTTTCTGGCGTCTGTGATGCCTTGATACCAGTCTTTGCCAAAGGTGGCTGCGCTGGTCAACTCAAGCATTTGTGCTGCTTTTGTTGGATCAAGATCAATGGTCTTTAAGATGGCCTCAAACGCACGTTTTTGGTTTGGGTCTTTCTCGGCTTCAGCGCGTTCCTGAAGCATTGTCTTGGCGACTGGAACATTCGACTCAAGGGCCAGAAGGGTCTGTGCAGAGAAGCGCTTTTCTGTGTCTAGCTTGCGTTTCTCCATGCCTTCGCCGACCTTGGTCAATGCGTCAAACTGTTGCTTGTCAGCAAATGGTAAGAGCTGCTCAAGGTCTTCGTAGGTGCGATCTGTTTTCTTGAAAAAATCGCTCAAGCCAGTTTGGAATTTTTGCTTTTGCTCTCGTGCTTGAGCCTGTGCCTGCATCTCAGCACCAGCTTGGCCAATTTTGAAGCCGCTGAGTGCTGCCTCAAATGGGCTTTGCACATCGACTGAGTAGTTGATAGGCGCTTGGAATGGGTTAATGGTTGCCATGTGTTTATCCTTTAAAACCCAAATCCCATACCAGCCTTGCCACCCGCACCAATTTGCATACCAAGGAATTGAGCCGGCATGTTTAAGGCTTGGCCGTAGGCTTTGGCTTGGCCAAGCTCACCACCAGCCAAAGCTGCACCTTGCTGGCTCAGAAGGTTTGCGATGTTTGTGCCTGTCTCCATTCCAGCAGCGCCAACACCAGCAGCAGATCGCTGGCCCAGCTGTGTCATACCACCGAGTCGGCTGTATTGCTGTTCAAGAGCTTGATTGAGCAAAGCAGGGCGAAACTGTGCCAGTGCGCCCTGGATGTTGCCGCCGCGCAAACCGCCTGTGGCCGAGGCACGTTGAAGCAAAGCCTCTTCGCCTTGGCGTACGGACTCTTGAAACCCAGCACCACTGCTGATGCGATCAATCGCCGCTTGTTCTTCCTCTGGGCCACGTAAACCTAAAAAGGCTTGCTGTTGTTCCAGAGCTGGCACACCTGCTTCGGTGTAAGGTTTGAGCAAGGCTTGCAGGGCGTCGAACTGCCTGCGCTGCTCTGAAATGCCTTGGCCTGCTGCACCGGCTTGGATGTTTGCTGCATCTTCAGCCGCGCCTGCCTGCATTGCACTTCCGACAAGTTGGCTGCCGCCAACGACTAGGGCTGTTACTGGATCAGGCATTGCCGAACTCCTTCATGTAGTCTTCAAATTTTTCGCCGTACAAGTCCATGACCAGGTGAGCATTTTTGGTGGCAAATCCTGGGCCATGTGTGAGTGAGACGGCCATCAAGATCAGGTCGTAGAAACCAGCTCGCCAGACGAATGATCTGGCGTCGGCTTGGCCTGCGCATTCTGCTGTGTCAGATGCCTGCCACTTCATGATTGCGGTGGCCAAGAGGGGCACCAGGTGGTGGCTGTTAGCAATAAAAAACGGATTCTGGTGGATGCCCACCAACGTGTTCCAGATGGCGGCATTCAGGTCTTTTCGCTCAACTGTGTCGCCGTCGGCAACATCGTCAAACACCTGAATGGCATCGTAGACCATGATGAGCCATTCCACGACTGGCGCAGGCAGCATGAAAACCCTTTGCAGGTTTTCCTTGAGCCAATCAATACCAGTCATGTGCAACTCCTGTTTAGGGCAAGCTGCTGGCGGCTTTGGTGACTCAGCGGCCAGATTGTCCCACATTTGCATGGCCTGTTCAATCCATCTCGAATTCGCGCTCTTCCCAAGCCTGGCAGGAGCGCAGATCGTGGCAGATGAAGTCGAATTTGTTGCAGTAACCACGGAAACCGGCGTCGGTGTCCCAATCGTTGCGCGGGATGCGTTCCATCTTGGCCTGGGTCATGGTGCTGTTGTCGTAATACTCGCAGTTGGAGCAGCGACGACGACGGGCTTCTTTCTCGTCCACTTGCATGGCCTGGCCAAGCGCGACCCAGTAGACCTTATTGGCTGTGGGTTCGTTGCTTGGGTTCTCTGGGCCGAGCATCCAGTCGTCGATGACGATCTGGGTGTTCTTCTTGTTTTCGGCTGCGGTGATGAATTCCTCTTCGACCGGCAGGCCCATGAAGCCCTTGGGCATCATCATAAATTTGTCCATGCTGTTTTTCCTTTAAGTGATTTCGCGGCCAGAGGCGCGGATGGTCAGTGATGTGGCCGCGCTTGCAATTGTGCTGATATATCCACCAGGTTCGAGGGCTTGGCCAACCAGCTCTGGGCAGGTGTAGGTCTCATCTGGTGCGATGGCGCGGGTGTCCATGATCAAGTTGGACGCTCCGGCTGTGCCTCCACTGGTAACCAAGTTGACACTGATGGTCACGTTTCCAGCTGTGGTGTTGGTCACGGTGAACTTGTCGATGATGGCTTTGCAGTTCACCGCCGTGTACTGCGTAGTTTGGCTGTTTTCGGCCTGCTTTGCTGGGATCAGAACTTTAATGGATACGGTCATAAGACACCTTCAATGTTGTTGGCAACTGTGAGAATGATGGACGGGATGCCTGGGTGGGGTGCAGCCGCAGGAAATGCAGCAATTTCGACAGTGAGGTCGGTCACCGAAAACATCAGCTCAATATAGTCATTGGCTTTGAGATCAAAAAAGTAATTCAGCGATGAGAAAATTTCAGCGTTGTTGCCCTGAATTCTGATTTGACTGGCACTGTCTGGCACGTCTACGCCGTTGAGCCTAAACCAAAAAAAGAATTCACCCGTTCCGCCGGCTGTTTTGTCCAGTTGAAATGAGGTGTCGAAGTTGTAGATGCCCGGTGTGTCCACGTACACCCTCGATGTCGGGGTGCCGAGATACACGCCGTTGCTTAAGTCGGTGTTGTTGAACGTGATGGCCTTGGCTGTGTTGATCGTTGTCGCTGTTTGGGTTGTGGTGTCGTAGAACGAGCCGTATCTTGAACGCTTGAATTCTCTTGGCGGGGGTGCCATTTGCAAGCCCTCTACAGCCTTGGTCAGATTGTCTAGAAGTTCCAATGCCTGATTTGCTTTGTTTTCAGCCAAGGCGCAATTGATGGCCGATTCTTGAGCAAGTGCCGCCAGTTGAGCCAGCGCCTCATTTGCAGTGGCCGCTGCTGTGTCCGCCTGGTACTCGAAATCAGTCCCGACTATGACCTGGAGCTGATCGACGGCAGAGAACAGCAATTCAAACTGGCGGATCTGCTGCTGGTCGGTCAGGAACGCCGCGAGCTGGTCGCGGGTTAGGTTGAGCCTGCGGGATGTGGGTGCGGTAGCCATCAGTACGCCAGCGCCTCGATCTGTGCCTCAAGGCGCATAAAGGAGATGTGCGCGTCACTGTCGCCACGGAATCGCTGGATGCGCCAGTTGCGCATGTGGCCCTGCTGAAACCATGCGAGGCGCTTGGCAGTGTTGCCTGTGGTTCCAACTGCGACGCTGCGATCCTGACTCCATGCGAGGCCGTTGACGCTGTAGCTGGTGCTGATCTGTGGGTTGGCGCCCAATGCCACACTGCCGGTCAAGCTGACCAGCTCCAAACGGTTGAAGATCGCGCCGTTGCCTTCGTTGTAGGCAATGATGGTGCCGAATTCCCAGCGCACTTGCTGGCCCCAATGGTGGCCGGTGTCTTGCACCAGGTAGCCGATGGCGCTGCTTTGTGGGTCGCCCACCAGCCACTTGTCGTAGGCCCAGACCATGTTGCGTGCGCGGTACTGGCCGAAACCGACCACGGCTGTGGTCAGAGTAAACCAGACCTGATCGCCAAGGGCTTCTGATGCGGCTGCGTCATAGACGATGGTGCGGTCTGGCAGATGGACGTAGAGGTGCTGATGATTTTTGTCGTTGCGTGCTTCGAGCTTGGTAGTGACCAGCTGCGCTTCGGTGTAGGTCAGAAGCAGGTTGTCGATCTCCTGCGTGCTGATCTTCTGGGTGGTGGCTGCTGCGCCGATATAGATGCCTGGGGCTTCGTTGCGTCCACCGCCAAGAAAAGCGATTCGCTCCAAGTAGACGCAGCAGGCCTGCGTGCCAAGGCAACCTTTTTGGACTTGAGCGCCGTCGATACGTGCGAATGGGAACAGCTCGCCGCCTACGTTGTCGAACACCTCGATGGTGTTGCTGTTGAGCGCATAGATCTCGTTGCGCAGCTTGAGCAGGGCCACCACTGGATCTGGATCAACCTCTGAGCTGCCATATTTCAGGGGGTTGACCTGTAAAGGGTCTGTCAACTCAGTGACGATGAGAAACTCGCCGTCTGTGGTCATGAAGTAGCCATCTACCCACACCACATCCAGCACGACGCCGAGATCTGGGTCTGTGTTCTGCGTGAGTGTGGCTGCGACCGGATTCCAGAAGTACAAGCGACCACCGGATGCAATGGCCAGCAGATCAAAGCTGTAGTCAAGCGTGACCAGTTCGGTGGTGGGGCCACCGACATCGCCCAGCACTGTCACCGAGCCGTTGCTGGCAATGGACACCAGCTTGGTGCCCATGACTCGGTAGCAGACGCCGTTCCAGTTGATGCCACCACGATCTGTGCCTGGGCCTGTGCCATTGGCCACGATGCCGTCACCAGGGCGCAGAAATCCGTTGCTGATGCCGGACTGCTTTGGGACTGGCACCATGTTGACCGGGTAGGCCGTGCGCAGCTCTGGGGTGGTGTCGGCATAGATGCCGTTGAGGATTGGAATTTGCATGGCTTACCACTTGACCTTGTTGGCCCAATACGCTGCGCTCAGTTTGCCCTTGGCAATGTTTTCAGCGTGCCGAGCTTTGAATGATTCGCGCCGCGCTTGGCTGGCCTTGGATTCGCCCTCTTTTTTGGGAGAGCCGGACACGCCTTGCTGACCGAAGCGGATGGTCTTGATCTCGTCACCCGACTTGGCCACGACGACGTGGCTTTTGGTGGGGTGGCTTGGGGTGGCCTTGGGCTTGTTGTAGCCCGAGACCCCGGCGCGTGCAAGGCGTGTGTCTTTGGTGGCCATGTTTTTAAGCTGCAACAGCCTTAACGACTGCAAAGTTGAAAACTGGTTGCTCTGTAGTTGTTCCACCTGTTGTGTTGAATGTGATGTTGAAACTGCCAGTAGAAACTGCTGTGACTTTCAGATCATACAAATCGGTGCCTGATTTTTGGTTCAGGATGATTACATCGGTCGCTGCCACGGTGCTGTTAGTCACGGTGAAGGTTGCGGCTGTAGCCGAACCTGCTGCGCTGAAAAGCGTGATTGCGCCAGAGGTTTTGTTGATAGTCACGCCTGTGGTGCGGCTTGTGCCTTGGGTGACAGCACCACCAGCTCCAGTGCCATAACCGACGCCAGCTGTTCCGGTCGAAACGATTGTTCCTGTGGCAGTCAAACTTGTGCCAGTGGCTGCACCGATGTCTGGCGTGACCAAGGATGGACTGGTTGCAAATACCAAAGAGCCTGTGCCTGTTTCATCTGTGACAGCAGCACGAAGATTTGCAGAACTTGGGCTGTTCAAAAACGCTTGGATTGCTGCGTTGTAACCAGATGTCTCATTGGTGACGTTGTACCAAGAATTTGTTGCCTGGTAAAACCTGTAGCAAATTGCAGCGCCAGCAGTCAGAGTGGAGACAGCACCAAAAATAGCAGCTGCGCCATTGAGGGAAATTGTGAAGCTGGTGATGGTCTGCGTGCTTGTGATGAGCACCTGCGTGCCATCTGGCACGCCAGTGTTCAATGGCAGTGTGACTGTGCCTGCGGCAAGAGTTCCGGCAGGCTGGATGAGCATCCACTGTTGTTCTGTGGTGGGCGTGGGCACGGTGATGTTGAAGCCAGTGCCGGGTGTGTACAGGTTGGTGGCCACGGTGGGGGCTGCGAAGGTCTGCTGGAAGTATTGCAGCAGCTGGGTGATCGAGACCTTGCGTGCGTCGCCGTTGTTGGAGACGTAGACCGGGAGCAGGTCACCGCCAGAGACTTGGCTGATGCCCGAGAGCTGGTTGATGGTTGGCATGTTGGTTCCTCAGTTGAATTCGATGGGGCCATCTTGACCGGCCAGAACTGGATCGACGGGCGGACGGATGAAGGGATTGTCGTAGACGCGCCATGGCTTGTTGCCTGCACCTGCTGGCATGGTGCTGGGCAGTTGTTGCTGAACTGGCATGGCTGCGCGGGACAGGAGCGTGTTGTACGACTCTTTGGCTGTGGCCTTGGTGTCGGGCATGACCTGCTTGCCGTATGACGGG